TACAGGACAACAATTTAACCTTGCAAATAACCCTGTAAGTGTGATATCATGGAACCCAATACCACCAGGAGTAAATCAAGTTTGGGTCCCGATAGACCCCGACGCATAGGAGAATTATGGCATCAAGTACATCAACAGATTTAAAACTAGAACTCATAACAACAGGTGAAAAATCTGGTACATGGGGAACTATTACTAATACAAACTTACAAATTTTAGAACAAGCAGCTAGTGGTTATCTATCACTTGCAGTGGGTTCAGGAGACGTTGCTTTATCTTTAGCTAATCATGCAACAGCTAATGGTAAAAATTTATACTACAAACTAACAGGAACTTTGACAGCAGCTAGAACAGTGACTATGCCTGATGGTGCTGAAAGAGTATTTATTGTAGAAGATGCAACAGCGAGATCTTCTTCTAATTACACATTAACGGTTAAAACAGTTTCAGGAACAGGTGTTACTTTACCGGTAGGATCAACAACTATTTTATATTCTGATGGTACAAACGTTACAGGAAAATTACAAACAAAAGGATATTACACACCACCTTCTACTTATACAGCAGTTAATGGTGATCAATTATTAATAAACACATCAGGGAGTGGTATTGGTACAGCAGTTACAATTAACTTACCAACGTCTCCTGCAATAGGTAATGAAGTACATTTTATAGATAGTGGTAATGCTTTTGCATCTAACAATTTAACGATCGGTAGAAACAGTTCTAATATTTTAGGTGCCGCTTCTAATTTAGTTGTAAATACAAATAGTGCAGCTTTTACTTTAGTGTATGTTAATGCAACTAGAGGCTGGATCTATAAAGACAACATATAGGAGCACGGACCATGGCTCTAATTGATTTTAAAGTCCTACCAGGAATAGATAAACAAGATACTACATCGGGTGCAGAAAACAGATGGGTTGATTGTGATAACACAAGATTTAGATATGGACTACCAGAAAAAGTAGGTGGTTGGTCATCATTAGTTACAGATACAATAGCAGGTGTTGCAAGACGTCAGTTTGCATTTGTAGACTTAGATGGAAATAGATACATTGCAATTGGCACAGATAAATTTTTACTTATTTATTTTGAAGGTCAACTCTACGACATCACACCTTTAAAAACTACATTAGCTTCTTGCACTATTGCAACAACCAATAACTCAGCTGTTTGTTCTATAACAAAATCAAATCATGGTTTATCTGCTGGTGATATTGTCTTGCTTGACAACGTAACTTTACCTGGTGGTACAGGTTACTCTAATTCTGATTTTGAAGATAAATTATTTCAAGTAACAAGTATTACAAGTACAAGTGTGTTTACAATTACACAAAGTTCTAATGCAACAGCAACTGTTTCAACAGGTGGTAGTTTAGAAGTTAAACCTTATGAACAAGTTGGTCCTGCAGAACAATCTTATGGTTATGGTTGGGGTATTGATTCATGGGGATCAGGTAATTGGGGAGAAGCCGCTTCAGCATCTGACGTTTCTCTTGAACCAGGATTATGGTCATTAAGTAATTTTGGTCAGGTATTAGTTGCAACAATTGCAAATGGAAAAACGTTTACTTGGGATGCAGGTATTGCCGCAAGATTAACAACACGTGCATCAACAACTACGTCTGGTTTTTCTACATCATCTAACCCCACAGCAAGTAGGATTACACTTGTGTCACCAACAACAAGACACTTAATTCATCTTGGAACAGAAACAACTATTGGCGATACATCAACTCAAGATGACATGTTTATAAGATTCTCGGATCAAGAAGATATAAATGATTATACACCAACAGCAATCAATTCAGCAGGTACACAAAGACTGCAAGACGGAACACGGATTATGGGTTCACTAAAAGCTAAAGAAACAATTTTGGTTTGGACAGATAATGCATTGTATACTATGAAATTTATTGGTGCACCTTTTACATTTGGTTTTGAACAAGTTGGTACTAACTGTGGATTGATAGGTAAAAATGCAGCTATTGAAATAGATGGTGCTGCGTTTTGGATGTCTAATAATGGTTTCTTTATGTTTGATGGTACAGTTAAATCACTACCATGTAGTGTTGAAGATTATGTTTATGATCAAGCAGATACAACTAAAGGACAACAAATTTATGCAGGTATAAATAATTTATATACTGAAGTTGTTTGGTATTATCCATCAACTAGTTCTGATTACAATGATCAGTATGTTGTATTTAATTATGGAGAACCTATGAAAGGTGGTGTTTGGTATATAGGTACAGAAGCAAGAACATCTTGGATTGATGCTAGTGTATATCCTAAACCATCAGCTACTAAATTTAATGATTCAGCTGTTGGTACTTTTCCTGCAATTGTAGGTGAGAATGGGTTAGGTCAAACAACTTTGTTTGAACATGAAGTAGGAACCGATCAAGTTAATCCTGATGGTAGCACAACAACAGTTACTTCATTTATAAAATCATTTGACTTTGATCTACAAGCTAAACAAAAAGATGCACAAGGTAAATCAAGTGGTCCAACTATTTCAGGTGAAGTATTTTTAGCTATGAGAAGATTTGTACCAGACTTTAAAGATCTACAAGGTAATGCAAAAGTAACTCTTGCTATTAAACGTTATCCTCAACAATCAGATACCGTTACGTCTTTAAGTCCCTTTACAATTAACTCTAGCACTGATAAAAAGGATACTAGGGCCAGAGGAAGATTTGTTAACATTAAGATAGAAAACACTGATGTTAGTGAGTCTTGGCGTTTTGGAACTTTAAGAATAGATGTACAACCAGATGGACGTAGATAATGGCTAAAGTAGTAGTAAGATTACCAGAACCAAAAGAAGAATACGATTTCTCAAATCAAAAACAAATCAACAGAGCTATTAGTATTATAGTTGAACAATTAAACTCTACCTTTTTAAATGATTTAAAACAAGAAACAGAAAGATTTACTTGGTTTAAATCAGGAAATTAATATGGCAAATATATATAAAAACGCTAACTTTGATCTAACTACAACTGATGTAACAGATGTTTATACTGTGCCTTCTAACTCTAGAGCTATAATACAAAACATACACACAGCTAATGTTGGGGGTGGAAACACAGAAATAAAAGCTTTTTTATATGATAATTCAGCAACAACTGCTTTTCAATTTGCTGAACATACTGTAAACTCAGGAGATTCTAAGTCTATCTCTGATGGCTCAATTGTGTTAGAAGAGAATGATAAACTACAACTACAAGCGGCAAGTGCTAATATATTTGAAGGCACTTGTGCAATATTAGAAATAAACAGGGATTAATTATGGCATTTAAAGAAGAAGGATCAGTAGCATACACAATGATAAATGGTAAGAAAGTACCGGTTGTTAAATGTGAAACTGAAGTAGTATTAAGAAATACACAAACAAGTTATGAGTATAATTCTGATCAAGAGGCAGAAGATGATATTAATAATGCAGAGACAGCAACACAAAGAGAACACGTGACAAGATCATTAAAAATTAAAGTAGCAGCAATGCCACCATTAGGAGCAGCGTCAGAGTAATGGCAATAACAAACGCACAACAATACCAGCAACTTGTAAACAAACCAGCGAATGGTAAACGTCCTGGTTATCGTGGTTCATCTTATGGGCCGCCAAGTAGAAGTTCATCACAAGGTCCTGCAGGAGGAGCATCTTCTAGAGGAGATTATGGTGGTAACAAAAATAATAGTAGTAATACAAGCACTGGTCAAGGAAGACAAGACAGGGATTCTCAGTACACAGGGGGAGGTTATGACTCTTCAAAAAATGTTTCAGGAAGAACAACTACAACAAGTGGAAAAGATGGAGGAAGTAATTACACAACAACTACAACACCTATTAAAAAACCTAAAAAAACAAAAGATAATTTTAAAAAACCAAACATAATTCAAAATTATTTTGAAAATAGTTTATTTACAAAAGGTCTTCAAGCATTAAAAAATTCTAGATTAGCTCAATTAAATAGTCAAAAACAAAGAGAAAATTATTTAAATAATTTACAAATAACAAATCCAGAATTATATCAAGAAACTATAGATGATTTAGAAAAACTAGGATACTATAATCCAGATCCTGTTGAGTACTATGGACCTGAATCAAAAGGAGCAGCAAGAGATATAGAACAGTTTCCTGATTTATACGAAGATCAAGCTGGATCAATTTTAAATACTGTTAGAGATAATTTTGATGACGAAGGAAATGCTGCTGTCGGTACCTTATATGATGATTATTTAGATTCACTTAATACCCCTACAGGCGGTGGCGGTGGAGATAATCAAGTAATGGATCCTTGTAAAGGACCTAACCCACCGGCTTATTGTTTTGTTGGTGATAATACTACAGAAGAAGACACAACAGTACCAAGAAATCTAGGTGGCCTTGCTCCAAGATTCGCGGGCTCTATATTTGATTTCGATGGCCTTGCTGATGGTGGACGTGCAGGAATGATGGACGGTGGTATGATGGAAGATACTCCTGAAGGAGGAATCATGGACCTTGAATCAGGAAGACAAATGTATTTCTTAGGTAAACTAGTTA